AGAAACAACGGTCACACTAGACCTCACAAGGATCGGTATCGATGAACTCAGCGCGATTGAACGAGCTTTTGAGCAGTCTCACCTTGGAGCAAGTCAGGGCAGAGAAATATCGGCGCAGTCTCAGGGAATTTACGAAGGCAGCTTGGCCGACGATTGAACCGGGGGTTGAGTACCAGGACAACTGGCACTTGCAGGCAATATCAGAACATCTGCAAGCAGTGGTTGATGGTGACATCCGCCACTTGATCATCAACGTGCCGCCGAGGCACTCCAAGTCAATCAGCGTGGCGGTTGCACTACCAGCGTGGGTTTGGAGCAGAGATCCAAGTAAAAAGTTCTTATTTGCATCTTATGCATCTAGCTTGTCTATCCGGGACGGTACAAAGTGCCGGCGCCTGATCGACAGCCCGTGGTATCAAAATCACTTCGGGGATAAGTTCAAGTTGACTGACGATCAGAACCAAAAGCAGCGGTTCGAGAACGATAAGTCAGGCTATCGAATTTCGACATCTGTTGGCGGCGCACTCACCGGGGACGGTGGCGATATTATCTGCATTGATGATCCACACAACGTCACAGATACTGACAGTTCCAAAGTCAGGGAGGGCGTTCTGGAGTGGTGGGATCAAGCCATGCAGACCAGACTTAACGATCCCAAGACATCGAGCTTTATCCTGATCATGCAGCGCGTCCACGAAAACGATCTTACTGGCCACCTGTGTCAAGAAATGGGCGACGAGTGGTCACACTTATGCCTGCCGGCGAGATACGAAATTGGACACCCTACGCCGTCACGTTCACCTCTAGGCTTCACAGATCCGCGCACTAAAGAGGGCGAACTTCTGTGGCCCGCACGGTTTGGCGAGAAGGAGCTATCGACCTTGGAGCGGAGCCTTGGCTCTTACGCAGCCGCCGGGCAATTACAGCAACGTCCGAGCCCCAAGGGCGGCGGTATTCTCAAGGCGTCCTGGTGGGTTCCCTGGGAGAGCGAAGAGCTGCCAGAAATTGAGCATGTATTGCAATCGTGGGACACCGCGTTTGAGGGCAAGGAAAGTTCTAGCTTTAGCGCGCGAACTACTTGGGGCGTGTTTCGTCACAAGGGCGCCATGTGCGCTATTGTGCTGGAGGCTTACTGGGACAAGCCGTCGTACCCAGAACTACGCAAGATTGCCCAGGAGGCTTACGACGAGTGGGAGCCCGACGTAGTGCTGATCGAGAAGAAGGCGTCGGGCCAGTCTTTACTGCAAGATTTACGCATGGCCGGCGTCCCGGTCTTGGCATATTCTCCTGACCGGGATAAGGTTGCGAGGGCGCACGCTTCGAGCGCATTGCTGGAGGATGGTAGAATATACTACCCAAGTGACAAGAAGTGGGCTAAAGAGTTAATAGAAATTATAAGTGCATTCCCGGCGCACCCGAATGACGACGTGGTGGACACATGCACGCAAGCCTGGCTAAGATTACGAAAGGGTTGGTTCCTAGAACACAGTACCGATCCAGAAGAAGACGAAGTAAACGAACCCAAGAGGATGACGATGTATGGCTGATCCAAAAATTATCCCGTTCGCCGAGGGCTTGCCCGACGATAGCTTAATGGTTGAGGAACTGCCCGACGGCGATGTTTTGGTAGGCGATCCCGAACTAGACATGCAGGACGAGATTGACGACGCCCAGTTTGACATCAACCTAGCTGAGACAATTGACGAGAAAGAGCTATCCCGAAAAGCGCAAGAGCTAATCAGCTATTACGAGAATGACGAGGAAGCTCGATCAGAGTGGAAGGAACGCTACACTCAGGGATTAAAGACACTAGATCCTGATGGCGGAATGGACGAGGGCGAATCTGAGCGCGCGACGCGCGGATTGTCCGTAGTGGTACACCCGCTGATTGCCGAAGCTGCCACGCAGTTTAACGCCAAGGCCATTGCTGAATTGTACCCGTCAGGCGGGCCAATCAAGACTGTGATCGTTGGCGATCCAGACGAGGAGATTGAGGAGCAGGGGCGCCGCGTTCGTGAATTTATGAACTGGCAAGTCACCAACGAGATGCAGGAATACTTCCCTGACCTCGATCAATTGCTGTTTCACCTGCCGCTGGTTGGTCAGGCGTTTAAGAAAGTCTGGTGGGATGCTAACTTAGATCGGCAGTGTAGCCAGTTCGTTAAGGCTGAAGACTTCGTGGTCGCCCCGGAAAGCAAAGATTTATACACGTCACCGCGCTACACCCACGTCATCCGCATGCCGAAGAATGACTTCAATCGCTACGTCCAGAACGGATATTACCTGCCGGCGAAGTATGGATCAGGCGATAACATGGACCCGTCGGGCGATATTATCGGTGAGATTGAGGGCGTTGATCAGTACGACGACAGCAATGACGACGTGATGACACTGCTCGAAATGCACGTCTATGATTTGTTTGACGGCATTGACGGCGAGAATATGGATGACGACGACGAGGACGACAACGCAGTGGCGATCCCATATGTCATCACGATTGACTATGACAGTCAGGCTGTCGTGGCGGTTCGCCGTAACTGGAAGGAAGACGACGAGCTGAAGAAGCGCCGCGACTGGTTTGTGAGCTATAAGTTCCTACCAGGTTTGGGCTTTTATGGTTTCGGCTTGTACCACATGATTGGCGGATTGGGCAAAGCGGCGACAGGATCTCTGCGCGCATTGCTCGACAGTGCCGCATTCTCGAACATGCAGGGTGGCTTTAAGCTGCGTGGCCGTGTTCAGGGCGGCGACATGCAGATCAGCCCCGGTGAATTTGTTGACCTCGATAGTACGGTTGACGACGTAAACAAGGCGATTATGCCACTGCCGTTTAAGGAGCCGTCGGGCTCTTTGTTTAACTTGCTTGGATATATGGTTGACGCCGGCCAGAGATTTGCCAGCACCGCCGATTTAAACATTGGCGACGTGAACCCGAATGCGCCAGTTGGCTCAACGGTTGCGTTGATCGAGCAGGGCTCCAAGGCATTTAGCGCAATTCACAAGCGCCTGCATTACGCGCAGGGCCAAGAGTTTAAACTCCTTGCGGATCTGAACGCTGAGAACCTCCCCGATGAGTTCAGTTTCTCGCGGGCGGGAGCTGCGGAGATTATCTACCGCGCCGACTTTGATGATCGGATCGACATTGTCCCAGTAAGCGATCCGAACATCTTCTCGACAGCCCAGCGCATCGCGCAGGCACAAGCTGTCTTGGAAATGGCGCGATCAGCTCCGCAGTTCCACGACTTATACGCTGCCTACAAGCGGATGTATGAGGCGATCAGAATACCCAACATTGACGAGATCCTGAAGAAGCCCGAAGAGGCTGTGCTGATGGACCCGATTGATGAGAACATGAGCGTCCTATACGGCAAAGGCATTCGCGCATTTCCAGAGCAGGATCACGAATCGCACATCGCGGTTCACATCCAGTTTATGCAAGATCCGTCACTGGCGGGGAACCCCGGCGCCAAGGCTATGCAGCCAATTCTGATTGCCCACGTTGCGGAGCATATTGCGCTGTTGTATCGTCAGCGGATGGAGGCCAGCATTGCCATGCCAATGCCGCCACTGCCAGACTTTAAAGATCCAGAGTTCAAGTTTAAGGCAGTTGACCCAGAGATGGATCGCCTGATTAGCCAGCGCGCGGCGCAAGTTGTGCAGGCGGCTCCACAGATGAAGCAGATACAAGCACTCACTGGTGGCCAACAGCAGGGCCAAGGACAGGGCAATCCACTGCAATATGCACAGCAACTCGCGCAGCTTGAGACAGAGGCCCTGAAGGCCCGTACACAGGCGCAGATCGAAGCTGATCGAGCCAAGGCGAAGTCCAGCATTGAGATCAAGCAGGCCGAGGCCCGCCAGGACATGGAGATCGATGCAGCCAAGGCGCAGCAAGACATGCAAGCTAAGATCACCAAGTTGCAGGCAGAGTTACAGCTTGAGCGCGAGAAGAACGCAGCTAAAATGCAGATGGAGGCAATGAAGAATGCAAATACCCCCACCAACATATAGCGATCCATCGCCAATGTATAACCTGCCGCCAATTAATCCTGGGGCCTTTGGGGCATTGCCGCAGGAAGGTCCACCGCAGGAAGGTGGTCAACCCCAAGCTGGAGGCCCACCGCCACCGGGCGGCGAAGCTCCAATGGATATGAACAAGTACCTGATTGACAAGGTCATCGAGATTAAGCGGCGAATGACTGGCGAGGGCGGTGGCGTCGGCGCGCTAAGTGCAATTTCAAATGCGATGACGGGGGGTCAGCCACAAGCAGGTCCACCGCAGCCGCAACAGGCTCCAACCCCAGCACCAGAACAGATGAGGGCATAATGAACAACGATTTTATGAACCGCGTGAACGCAATTAGGTCGGGGAACCAGCCACAGCCGCAACCACAATCGCAGGGCCAATACGGCGCCTTTGCTAAGATGGTTCCACGGCAGACTATGATTGCAGATCAGCCTCATATGCTGGCTTATATTAATCCGCAGGAAGAGCAGATGCTGCGTGATATGGGTGGGTCTGGGTTACCTGGCCCTGATGGTATCCCCGCTTACTGGTGGCATGACGATGAAGGCCCAAGTTTTACGGAGTCTCTTTCAAATTTTGGCAATGCTGTAAAAGATACTTTTAAAGAGGTTACGAGCCTTGGAAAAGCAGAGACGGAAACATATAACTCCACCACCCCGACAGTCACAACCCCCACAGTTACTGCACCAACGACATCACCAAGGCC